AGAGATTCATAAAAGCTAAATTCCTTATTGCATATTTTGCATATCATCAGCATAGCGGGCTTTCCTATCCAGGGCGCCTTTTTGCCCCTTGCTCTATTCCCATTCGCTATTCCTAGACATTTTTTTGAGCAATATTTTTTCCTTTTTATTTGATTTTGCTCAGCCCATATTTTCTTTCCACAAATTAAACAATTAACATGGTCACCCTTCGTCTTTACTCTAGTTGTATATAAGCCTAGCCTTCTTGCCTTTAAGCTACAGCCTGCCGAACAATAATTCTTTGCTTGTCCTATTTTTAATTGAGAGGGATATTTCTCATATTCCCCTCCGCAAATCTTACATTTCAGTTGTGTTTTCATATTAATATTATATTGTCAAGTTTCATTTTTTTACAATACTTTAATCCACTATAGCCCCTACTGAGCATCGACATCGGTTATGAAGCGGCGGTGCATCGATCGGCTCATAATCCATCTTTAACTTTTGTTCTTTATCATCAACCTTAACTACCGATTCGCCACCCAAATCGAAATAGTTAGATTCAATTCCTATAACCTTTCCATCCAACGCCTCGCAATGAGGGCATACTCTTTCATCTAAGTAGCTGATCCAAATCTTCTTTTCTACAACACCACTCTGCCGGTAGACGTTTAATGCGGCTTTGTTCGATGCTCGGATAACCTGGTTCTGAGCGATCGCCTCGGCTCGCTTAAAACCCCAATCGTTGTATGTTTCATAGACACGCCTTGTGAGTTCCGGTACACCTTCGCCGGCATCTATACCCTCGATAAGCGTTCTCTTTAGCTTTTCAACGCTCACCTCTTCTAGCCGTTTTGAAAACATAGGCGTATAGCTTTTCAGCCACTTCTTAACCTCTGGATTGTTTACGTCAAATACCATGTCGAAATCATAGAGCTTAACGACTCGCGGGCCCTCAACGCTCATTACTTCGACAAATATCGCCCTTGACCCATCGGCCAGTATCTTTTCAAACGGCTTTTGCGGATACATAATATCATCTATCTTATCCTTATGTAGCCATGCCTTTTTCATCTTCTTTATGTTCGATATCAGGATCTTCTCTTCCTCTGCCCATATGCGTTTTAACATAGCCTCGAATTTCTTCTCAAACGGAGCAAGCGATTTAAAGAGCGCATTGAATAGAGCATCGTGAGCCAGCTTCTTCTCGTCCTCTTTAGCAGATTCCTTGACACGATTAAAAATCATTGTCCTTAGTATCTTGGCAGCCTCCCCGGTTACATGAGACTTAACCGCTTCCCCTGCTATCTTTTCGGCAAGCTTGTCGGTTAGGAAGTGTGCGTTGATCATAATATTCCTATTGACTGGCGCCAGACCGCTAAGCTCGACCACAACACATGCGGTTTATGTCTAAAGTAAACACTCCCAAAGCGACTTACCTGCACACCAGTCATTTTAATTTCCATACTCATTTTCAATGAGCTCCTTAATCATAAAATAAGGATTCATCTTCCACCGTTGATGCCCATACCGAATGCAAATATACAAGAAACGAGGATAGTAAAATAAAAAATCCCAAAGAACATTAAGCCAAGAAATCATTCCCCCATGAAACCAGCATTCGTAATAAGCCATTGGCTCAAATGAATACCTTGCCTTCCAGGGGCACCTGGCTATTGAACACCGCGGCACCGCCTTCATCCCAAAGCCTCCTTAACATTCTTTATCACTTTCTCAGTAAACGCCCGGATCTCTTCTGCCGATGCCGGCTCTGCACCCAGGCTATTTATCGGCACAAGCCGATTATCAACAAGCAGCTCAGCAGCAAGCCCGCCCATTGGTTCCTGGCCCTCCTCTGCCCGAATCTCATCTCTCGTTGCTATCCCAGCCTTCACGCGCTCGGTCTGTTCCCTTAGCACTAAAGCCCGATCCTGTGGCACACAGTTATCAAAGGCGCAAAAGATATTATCAGCATACAAAGGCAAAAGCTTCTCGTTCAGTTTATCAGCAAATCGATCGCACCGAGGCAGAATTCCGTTCTTTGAATGCCGATAATCAGCCACCTTAGCGTTGGCAAGGTTAGCATTTTTAGATGTCAATGCACCAGCCGGGATATCAAACGCAAGGCTTATTTCCTCAGTGTTAATGGTTCGGCCCTCAATAAAGTTCATTTCTTCCGGGGTCATTGTGTCTGTATTGAGATCCATGTCAACCGGTGTTATCACAAGCTGCCCGGTCTTTTTTGCTCCAGCATATTTCTGGGCAAATTCTGTCTTTAGTCGATTTGCGTCTTTTTCTGATATGTTTTCTCCTGGTTTAGGCGATAGCACGCCACCTATCCTAGCCTTGTTCTCAAATAGCGCTTTCTCGAAATTATCCATTTGATCCCGAATATAGACGGCCGTAGCAACACCTTGAACGCAGCCGAAGCCAGTAAATACATTATTTGGATTCGGATAGGTAAAGAAGATTATCTCATCCTCTGGGATCTCAACATTAACTGCCCCTGTCCGATAGGCATAGCTTTTGATAGGATTGTCTAGGCTGTCTCCAAATACCGGATTGATGAATTGTGAGGGGATCGGCCAGATTTGGTCCGGAACTCCTAGCGCATTCTTTCTCAGCCACCAGTAGCATTCGCCGGTTAAATCACCATATAGGATCGTATATTCTTTCAGGTCTCGTGCGTTGTGCTGTGGATTAACTTCCTTCATGAGATCCAGCCAGACGTGACTCGTAACCTCCTCTACGTCTGCAGCCTTAGTGAGCCACGGATCCAAGCTCTGGCGAGAATATATCCATTTCCTCTGCTGGCTATCCAGCGGCCTAGTTTTTATCGTGCGATAGGTTTTTGTCTTTTCTTCTTTTGCCACATAGAGCCGAAGCCGCTGTGATGCTACGGTCTGACTGTTTAGCCTTGCGCAGATATAAACATAGCCGGTAAACGCCTGGATAAATTGTTTCTTTGTTTTTGGTTCATTGCCCTTCAGTAGTTCAGCCCCCCAAGTCTCGAAATCGATAAATGCGGAGTCATCGTCTACCCCGGGCCTTGCCACGCCGGTTGTTGAAAACACACTTTCTAGGCCTTTCATGAAATAGCCCTTTGTGCGGCCTGCTTTATTTGCAATATATTCAAATGGATTCATTATGCTTCTGCTATGGTTATATAGGTTCCTTTACGGCTTGTCTCTCGTCTAACTATTTTAAATGCCTTGTCTATTGGCATGTCTTCAGCAAAGCCCTTAAAAAATTCATACGAATAAGAAACACCGTCAATAGTTACGATCCCATTAAACGGATCGTCCTTAATTGCAAGCGGTTTTCTAAATGGGCTTGCTTCACATTCAATTGGCTCTCTTTCGATGTTGTTTTTATTCATTTTATATCCTTTTTTTTAAACGTATCTATTACTCCTGATAAATTATATATCATCCCAGCAATTCCGATTATAACTATCAAGCCTATCTATATATACCAAAACATTTTTTCACCCCGCCACCATTACGCTTCCCACCGATTGATATGGATTATAGAAACACAATAAGAATGCATCTGCCATATCAGGAGACGGAAAACCACGGCCCTTATAATCTTTCTTGCTCTCAACAACTCGCCGCCCCTTTTTATCTAGCTCTGGCAAATACTTCCTATTTACAAGCTCTTTCCGCAGGCGATCATCCTCCGGACAAGCTATCTCATGGATAAACTTTGCCACCTCAAACCACATCTCAGATATCATGTTCGGATACTTATCCGGATCGTTTGCTTTTTGCTGAAAGTTTATAGGCACAACATTATAATTACGATCTTCCATTATATCTGTCAACCCACCCCCGACGCCAGTATCATCTATCTTAATCAGCATGTTCTTGTCTCGCCCTACAAATATCTCAAGCTCGTCGGCCAGGAACACAAGCTTTGCATTGGGCGGCAACCCGGACGAGGGGATCACCTTGCATCCAGTCGTCTTGAGTCCTTTGCGGCTTATAAATACCGTATCATCATCACCGCCACGAGCCACATCGACCCCAGCTTCTTTTTGGCCTTCGCTGTCGAAGTTTTCATTAATCCAGTTTTCTTCCATCGATTTTATCTGACTGAGCTTTATGATCGTATCGGCTCCCTGGTCGGCAATCTCACCCTTCACTTTCGTTAAAAACAAGACGGATTCGGCGCCCCATTCGGCTTCGCATTCTTGTACCCAATCGGGACTTGCAATCTGAACATTCAAATCTTCCGGAGTTATCTCTTTGCGCTTAAACTGCTCTGGGCGTTCTAGGTCGGGAATATCGATATATCGAAACTTCTCGCCTGTCATATATGGTGATTCATACGCTGAGATGTGGATTTGATTCCAGCGAGAGCCCTTCTCCTCAAACGCTTTGTAGAAGTTTTCTCCTACACCTACGCCGTCTGTGGTCGATATAACGAGCCAGCGACAAAAGCCTCCGGTCATAAGTCCGCGAGTAGATTCCCACTGCCACTGTTCTATTCCCTTTGCTTCGTCGAATATGAACAGCAGAGCCGGTGCGTGCCAGCCCTCAGCTCTAGCCGGCTTGTCGGTCGAAAAGCCGATCGCATAATGATCTGCACGATCGGTCTTGATCATAGTCGTTAAGCATTCGCCCTCTAACTGTATGCGGCTGTTCTGATAGATCTGGCTTATCTCGGCCCACAGCAAGTTTTTCATCTGTGAGTGAGTCGGGGCCGTAGTTATGACCTTCGAGTTTGCAAATGCATTTAAAAACCAAACGGCAATCTCTGCCGCGGTGAAGGTCTTAGAGCTTCCATGACAGGCTCGCACAGCAGTATGTTTGTTTTGTGCCACTGAGTTTAATATCTCGCGCTGCTTATGCCAAGTTTTATGTCCCAGGGCCCACTCAACGAAAAAGACAGGATTATCTCTGCATTCACGGCCAAGCGCTGCCTGTACGTTGGTCGATTCAGCAAGTTCTAACAATTACTTATCCTCGCTCTTAGTTCCTTCGGCTTCTACTGATCTCTCTGCCTCTTGTTCGTTTTCAAATTCATCTAGCGACTTTCTTAAATCTATCATGGAAAGATTACTGTCTATGCTTCCGGAATGCTCAATAGATTGCTGATCTTTCTGATCCAGGATGTTTTTGCCGAGCCAAATAAGCATTGAAACGTTGCCTTTCAT